GCGTGTGCGGGCCAAACGCGAACGAGAATCATTCTCGTTTAGGACGGGCGGCCCTAGCACCCCTATACCTATATATATACCTAAGTTATTGATTTTAAATAAATATATAAGGGTATAGAAAGGGTGAAATAGGGGTTTACAAGGGTTTATAATACCCGTAAGGAGTTGAATTATGTTGTATGAACTGTATTTACCATTTCCGCCTACTGTCAATGATTATTATACAAAGACAGCTCGCGGAGTCTATATTAGCACCAAAGGTAGGATTTTCCGCGAACTTGTTTCTGAGGCAGTTAATGAACAATTACCTGGCGTGCACATAGATGTGCCTATGCTTCTTGAGGTAGTGCTGTATATGCCTGATGCCAGGAGGCGTGATATTGACAATTATCAGAAAGCCCTATTGGATTCACTGACCATATGTGGATTATGGGCTGATGATTCCCTAGTGAATCAGCTTTACATTTTCCGTGGGAAGGCCACAGCAAGGAGCGGAGGCTCTGTTTTCATGCGGATACTGGATGGTGGCCCTGTGCTCCCTGCGGGCACATTACCGTAGGTGTGAAAAAGCCAGGAGACTGATCCCCTGGCTTATTCTGTTTTATTATAAGCTATGGTTGCCCAGAAATGCCGATCCCACAACCATGGGTGCAAAGAACTCAATCTCATACTCAGCATAAATGCTCGCCGGCACTATCCAGATTTGGTACAGCTTGGCCATACCTCTGATCTTATCAAGCTTTTCAATAGCTACACTCAGCTTGGTGTCTGCTACCCAGCCATTTCCGCAGACCAGAAAGTAATGCCTTTCTGGCCACTGCTCCCATACTTCTGCTGGTATATAGCAGTTATTGAACACCTCCAATACTTTCATACATTACTCCTGAAATGATTCAGCAATTTGCCGTATGTTTTGTGATTCTGATTTGGCGCCAGCAACCAGAGCGGAAATCCATTCCATTCTGAGCTCGCACGCTACTTTCTGGTCAGCCCTTGCCAAATCGCCCTTAAGAGACAAACAACTATACAGATTGCCAGATACACCAACATACTCACCTCCAACATAAACATTCCAGTCAGCCATACATGTGGCAGTGATGATTGCTGCCCAGACCAATAGTGTCTTCATATTCAAACTCCTTTGACTAGGGCATTGCGCCCTAGTCTATTTGTTGGTTAATTACTTAGCGTCAGCACGAGCCTTGACTGCTTTCTTCAAACTTTCAGGGGCAGCTACCTCTGTGAACTTCTCACCGAATTTGGCGAAAATCTTGATAGTCATCGCCCTGATCATATTGCGGTCATTGATCCACCTGCACTCATTCTTGGTAGCATCAGCCAAGACTTTCTCAAACAGATCTTTTTCGGTTCTGGGCGATTCTCCCATCCAGGCCACGAGCTGGGGCTGAGTCAGCTCACCACTACTGCGATTGCTCAAGCCCGCTTCCTTGGCGGCCGCAACTATAGTTTTGTCGTCAAAATCCTCAATCGTGAGCATTGCCTTGATCTTTTTGGCCGCCACTTCTGGATTGGCCTTCTGGATTTCCTGAATCCTGCGGAGCGCCTTAAGAATAGGCGTGCTCAAGGTCAAAGCCTCAGCCGGTATAACCTCTGTCGGTGTCATGACTGGCGCTTCAACTACTGGAGCGGAAACAACGGGTGCTTTGGTGGTGCGAGTATTCTTGGACATAAAAGTATTCCTCAGTTTCGTTAGTGTGAAAGGTAGCCTGAGCTACCTCCGGTCTAGGTCACATCAACCTAGTAAGCCTATATTAAAGGAAATTGCTACCAGGTAATATACGTAGTTATACGTATATAGCTGTAGTATCCCAAAGATACCCTGACTAGCCTAGGCAATGGGCCTTATAGTCTCAGACTATCAGCCTGGCCTAGTCCATAGTCTGTCTCTATCAGGGCACCATAACGGGCAGCATCACCGGCGGCACCAGCACCTGCCGGCACCAGCCCGGCAGGGGGGTTAGTGATAAAGATAAAGATAAAGGCGCCACCTCTCAATTTTTCAAAAATATCAGCCTAACCTGTAATCCCTCCTTCCTATTCTTCTAAATCATCAGGGGCAGGAGCGGAAAAATTTTTTTTCAAAAAAGCAGGCGGTGTTACGGTTGTAGGTATAATCTTTTTTATTAAATGGTATTTACTTTCATACAAATATAGAGTAGACTCTAATTTTACCTGGCATATTTTCATGGACAGACTTCCACTAAATTACAGTAAGATCTCTGGCCTTTCTGTTCTGACACAGGAAGATCTAACTCTTATTCATCATAAATCAAAAGCGCTTACTGTTGATGAGCTATTTGATTATCTCTGCCTGACTCCAGAGATGCTCAGCACACACGAGCGGAAAGTCTTTGATATGGCGTACCGGCGTGGACGTGCCGATGGCATAATCTTAGCTACCGAGAATCTATTTGCGCACATGAAGACTAAAGCAGGAGGCGCCTCTTGTCTTGCTTACCTTCAACAGCTTTCGCCTACTTTTAAGTCTGTATCAGTTTCTCCTAACAGCAGTCAACCTTCTGGTTTCCAGTTTAATGTAGTCATGGCTGATGATACAGCTAGCAGCGCGGAAACCATCCAATGAGCACCTATGTTGCCTCTCCTACAATGACCAGGTTTCATAAATCTGATGCATTTGTGAGAGCACTCATAGGTCCAATAGGCTCAGGTAAATCAGTAGCTTGTGTATCAGAGATGTTAATTAAATCTTTCAGCCAAGAACCTGATTCATTCATGAAGCGGAAAACCCGTTGGGTTGTAGTACGGAACACTTATCGTGAACTTATTGATACTACAATGCAAACCTTCTTTGACTGGTTCCCAGAACACCTGGGCATCTTCCGCAAGATGGATATGAAGTTCACTGTGTCTATTACACTTCCTGACCAGTCTACTGCTGAAATAGAATTCCTGTTCCGCGCCCTTGATAAGCCTGATGACATCAAAAAGCTACTTTCCTTAGAAGTAACTGGCGGATGGCTAAATGAATGTCGAGAGATTCCTAAACAAATTATGGATATGCTTATTGGCCGTTTAGGTCGGTATCCGAGAGTTGTAGATGGTAAAGGTGCTACCTGGTTTGGTCTGATCATGGATACAAACCCTCCTGATTCTGATCACTGGTTCTATAAGCTGTTTGAAGAAAATTGTCCTGAGTCTTATGAGCTTTTCCACCAGCCTTCTGGTGTAAGCCCACAAGCGGAAAATATTGCCAATCTGCCTCCTGGCTATTACCAGAAGATGCAAGCTGGTAAAGATCAGGAGTGGATCAACGTATATGTTCACGGTAGGTATGGATTCGTTATGGATGGTAAGCCTGTCTTTCCTGAGTATAAAGATGATGTACACTTCTCTCCAACTCCTATTGTCATTCCTGCCAATGCTACTATCTTTATAGGCATTGACTTTGGCCTAACCCCAGCTGCAACATTTGGCTACTTAACAGCCTCTCAACGTTGGGTTATTTTTGATGAGCTAGTAACTGCAGATATGGGAGCAGCTACATTTGCTAAGTTGCTTAAGAAGCATATTAATCGTTATTATTCTTCTAACACTCTTGAAATCTATGGTGATCCAGCTGGTGAACAAAGATCTCAAGCAGACGAGACAACTCCCTTTCAGGTACTGGATGCCAATGGTATTATTGCTTGGCCTACTTATACTAATGATCCTATTATACGTAGAGAAGCAGTTGCAGGTACTATGACACGTATGGACTTCTCTGGCAATCCTGGCCTACTTATTGGTCCTAAAGCAGTTATGCTCCGCAAGGCACTAGCAGGCGGATATAAGTACAAGCGTATGCAAGTAGCAGGATCAGATCGTTATATGGAAAAGCCTGACAAGAACAAATACTCACACGTAGCGGATTCTCTTCAGTACCTGATGGTAGGCGCGGGTGAAGGTGATAATGTAGTAGGTGGATATTCTAATTCTAATCCAGACTACTCACTTACTAATAGGCAGGTTATCTAAATGTTGTCAAAAGAAGAAATACTTGCCATAGTATCACAAGAGCTTTCTCAAGCTGTTGGATCTACTTCTAATCAGGAAGCACTTTCTTATTACCTTGGCTTACCTAATGGCACAGAGGTAGAAGGTCGTTCACAAGTTACTTCTACTGATGTGGCTGATGCTATTGAATGGATCATGCCTCAAATCATGAAGTCATTCACTCAGAACAATGAGGTTGTTATCTTTGATCCTGTCCATGATGGAGACGAGCGCCAGGCAGAGCTTGAATCTGAATATGTCTATGAAGTTCTAATGAAGCAGAATGATGGTTTCATCATTCTTCATCAGTTTGTCAAAGATGCCTTGATGCAGAAGAATGGTATCCTTAAAGTATACTATGCTAAGCATAATACTTACAGGATCTCATCTTATACTGGCATCAATGAACAGCAGCTACAAGTTCTACTGTCAGAAAAAAGCATCGAATTGCTTGAAAAGTCTGAGTATGTTGACCAACATCAGACTGACATGAAACGTCAGCAAATGCAGCAACAATTCCAACAGATACAGGCCCAGCAAAACCCTCAAGCAATGCAACAAATACAGGCTCTTATGGCAGAAGCTAAGAAGCCTGTTATGCTGTATGACGTCAAGGTGTCTGCTAAACGCACCCGCGGTCAGATATACGCTGATCCTGTTCCGCCTGAAGACTTCCGCATTAATTCTCAGCACAACTCCATTAATCCAGATGGCGCAAGGTTTACTGCTCATATCATACAAAAGACAGTTAGTGAGATAATGACTGAGTATGATATCAAGAAGAAAGAAGCGGAAGAATACCCTGAAGGATCAACTGCCTATGACCGTGAATACAGATTCTCAATGCAAGGAGAGGATGGCTCACTTGATGATGAATCTGAAGATCCATCCCAGGCAATCAAAGAAATAGCTGAATGTTTCATGATGATTGATGTCGATGGAACAGGCATAGCTAAACCTATGAAGATAACTGTCGTTGGTGGCGATGATCCAACCGATATAGTATCTGTAGAAGATATAGATGGTTATCCTTGGGTCTCTACTACTGCCTTCCTGATGTCTCATAAGTTTTATGGCTTATCTATAACTGATCGCCTGATTCAGATCCAGGATCAGAAGACAGCCCTCTGGCGTAACATGCTTGATAACATGTATCTGCAGAACAACCAGCGGAATGTTATTATAGAGAACCAAGTTAATATGGATGATCTGCTGGTATCCAGGCCTGGTGGCATCATACGTGCTAAACGCCTGGATGCCATCACTCCGCTTGTTACTCCTCAGCTAGGGCAAGATGCCTATATGATGATGGAGTATCTGGATAAGGTAAGAGCAGGTCGCACTGGTGTTGATCCAGATGGTGGAGCCTCTCCTGCTGATGTTGGTGATCGTGTAGGTTCCCAAGGCGTTGATCGCCTCATGAATGCCAAGGAAGATCTTGTTGGTCTAATTATTCGTGTTATGGCAGAGACTGGCATTAAGCCTCTCTGTATTAAGATACGTGATCTTGCTATTAAGCACATTGATGCAGTTCATGACTTTAGATTCCGTGGTGTCTGGCACAAGGTACAGCCTAGTTCTTGGTGTGAACGTACCAAGACCACTGTACGTGTAGGCACTGGTACTGGCAACGTTACAGCTAAGATTGCTGCTATCACTACAGTCATGACCATACAGGAGAAAATCCTTGCTAATCCTAACCAAACGATCATTTCCGAAAGGCAAGTCTTTGCAGCGATCGATGACTTCTGTAAGTTCTCCGGCCTTAATGGAGCTTCACGTTACTTCTTGGATCCTGAGTCTCCAGAGGGGCAGCAGAATGCGCAAAGAGTTTCTGAATCAAGCAAAGCTAACCAACAGAAACAGGATAGCATCCAGCAAGCGATGGTTAAAGCAGAAGTGGATATATCTCAAGCTGAGGTGGCCAAAGCTAATGCACAAATGGAATCTGTCAAGTACAAGGCGATGGCTGAACAGGCTAAGATTCAGCTTGATGAAATTAATGCCAGGCACAAGGCGGAATTGGAAAAATTGAAGCAAGAACTTGAAACAGCTAAGGCTGTTGCTGAAAGATATGGCAAAGATGCCGATCTCCAGTTTAAGTATGATCAAATGAACACGACTGCTGCAATTGAACTTACCCGAATCGAAGCAGAAAAGGCAATGCAGCAAGATGCCAATTACCAGCAGAATAAAAACTCAGTGAGTGCAGTATGAAAGAAGAACAGTACGAGCAACTTGAAAATGAAGTGCTGAGAGGCCAACGTGCACAACGAGCCTATGATGAATTCATTAAAGAGTTTGTTGAACTGAAGAAGGTCATTTTGTTTAACAATTTTTGTAATATAGGTGTTTCAGAGACTGAAAAGTTACAGGAAGCAAGGAGACTTGTTACAGTAATTGAAGACCTTGAAGCGCACATTATTACAATTATTAACACTGGTAAAATGGCAGCTAAAACTTTGGAAGGTGTATAATGACAAAAGATGTAGAACAATTGGAACAGTTGATCAAGGAACAGAAGTGCGACGCGCCACGCGTATCACTTGATTTGATTAAATCACGAATTAAGGAAGTTGATTACCAGACTGTAACAATTGCTGGTCAGAAAATGATGTTTTGTGGCATTAAGATGGATAACGGATTTGTTGTAGTTGGTAATCCGTCTGTATGTGTTGATCCAGCCAATTGGCGTGATGAAATTGGCAAAAAAGTCTCCTATGATAACTCCTTTGGGAAGATTTGGAGTTTTGAAGGATACAGACTGCTTAGCAATTTAATCTAATAAGGTTGGTGTATAATGGGAAGAGAATCAAGCAACTCTAGCAGCCTTGATGCAGTAGATGAAATCAGTAGCCTCCTTGATGGTGGCGATGATGTAATAGAGGGTGAAGTTGAAGACGTAATCGAGGATTCAGAGGAAGTCGAAGCAGAAGAAACTGAAGAGACTGAAACCGAAGAATCACCTGAAGATGAGTCAGAAGAGAACGCCTCTTGGGAGTCAGTACTTGGCGTAAAAGAAGATCAATTGAGCTTTGATGATAACGGTGCCCTTAAAGGTATCAATGTCAAGATCAATGGTGAAGTCTCTACAGTCAAAGTACAAGACTTGATTGCTGGGTATCAGATAAATAAAGCTCTAACGCAGAAGCAGCAAGCCTTTGCAGAAGAGCGGAAGGCATTTGAGGCTCAAGCACAGACTTTGGCAAAGGAATACAAATCCAAGCTGGAGAACGCAGAAGCAATAACGAACTATCTTTCTAGCAAGATTGTCGCAGAGTTTGAAGGAATTGATTGGAACAAGTTGCGTGTAGAAAACCCCGCTGAATATGCAGCGGCAAGGCAGGATTACGCAGCCCGTGCCCATGAAATCCAGCAGGCTCTAGAGGCAGTACAGGCGGAAAAGAGTACATTAACTGTCGCAGAACAACAGCAGATGCAACAGCATCAGGCCAAGTTCCTGCAATCACAGCGGGAAAAGATGTTGGAAAACAATCCGACTTGGACTGACCCTAATGTATTCAAGCAAGAAATGACAGGAATGAAATCATTCTTATCCGAGAAGTATGGTTTCACAGATCAAGACTTTGCGCAGGTTAACGACGCACGTCTGATTGAACTTGTCAAAGATGCTAAGAAGTATCGTGATGGTGCTACTGTCGCTCAAAAGAAGATAGCTGTTCCAGTGCCGAAGTTTCAGAAGAGTGTTGGCAAGTCCAAAAGGACTACAACAAAGTTATCCGAATTGACCAAAAAGGCTAAGCTGTCCAAGGGCGCAAATAAGCGCATTGCCCAGTCTGATGCCGTAACTGAACTTCTTATGGGTGGTATATAATGTCTACAGCGAATCTTGATAGTGCTGATTTAAAAGCGGTCACCAGGGGTGGTTTGATCCGTGAAGATGTAATGGATAAAATCTGGGATATCTCCAAAATCCCGCTTCCTTTCACTGACATGATTGGGACTTCGAGTGCAAAGAACTCCTACAAAGAATGGACGACTGACGAACTGGCAGCTCCTGACCTCAATAATGCTGTTGTCGATGGCTCTGATGCTTCTGGCAACAATACTGCTCTCGGTAAGCGGGTTGGTAACCATCACCAGATTTCTGATAAGGTTGTGCGTGTATCATTTAGGGCTGATGCGTCAGACACTATCGGTCGCACGAAAGAGCTTGCGTATCAATTGATGCGCAGACAGCAAGAGCTGAAGCGTGATGTGGAAGCTATTGTTTTGAGTAACCAAGCGTCTGTTGCCGATAACGGTGATGCCGTTGCTGGTAAAGTAGGTACGCTTCCTTCCTGGCTCACGTCTACGCACATCAACGGAACTGCTGGTGGTTACAACTTCACCACTGGTCTGACTGTTGCACGTACTCCTGATGCCGCAGCAGTAGCCTTGACTGAGGATGACATTCGAGACGCTGTTGAGTCAATTTACTCAGATGGAGGTGATCCAACCAAGCTGATGACTGTCCCATCTATCATCCGCAAAATCTCTGAATACCTTTTCACTTCTTCTGCCCGTGTCGCTACAATCATGAGTGACCAAGGCAAGAGTCGTGAGAGTGCAGCAGCTCTTGGTTCAGTCAACGTGTTTGTTACCGATTTTGGTACTCTCACTATGATCCCGAATCGTCTCCAACAGGTGTACACTGCTACTACTCCGGCAGCAGATGTATTTATCCTTGATCCTGAGTACCTATCTATGTGCTACCTGCAAGGGTATCGCACTGAGATGCTGGCGAAAACTGGCTTGGCTGAAAATCGCCAGATGTCAGTTGACTGGTCTCTGATTGTTCACACCGAGAAGGCCCATGGCATTATCGGCAACATCAGCACCACGGCAGCAGTAACGGCTTCCTAATTCAGGGTGGCACTTAGGGGTCTGCAAAGGCCCCAGTTTTAAGGAGCTGATATGGATTCTGTAATTAAGTCTGAGATATTGTATCAGAATCATACTGACACAATCACTCATAAAACCACTCAACCGTCAGAAGATATTATTCTGGATCGTAACTCTGAATTGCGCAAGAATCCAGGAGTTATCAGGGACTTGGGACAGGGACAGAGCGGAGGCTCTTGGGGTCGGCAGGTTGCGTCAATCCCGTTCATCCTGTATGAGAAAGCCATACGTGATGGATACAGGCTTAATGCCAGGGATCAGAAATTAGCAGCTTTGGAAATGCACCGCTTCCTGCAATCAGCAGAAGGCAAAACTTGTTTAGTGAGGTGATATATGGCTGGTAAACTGTATGATGGAACAATTGAAAACCCTAATGATCCACAGATAGCCAGGGCTTACTGTGACGGCCGCAGGGCGCAGTATGATGCATGGCCAGAAGCAGCTGTTAACCCACACAGCATAGCTTCTCCTGTCAAGGCAGCCTGGACAGCTGGGGCAGCCTCATTTGTGGGTAGTTCAACTGGAACAGCTGCAATGGCCAGGGATAACTGTGATATCCTCGGCACTGTAGTAGAATGATATGGCTAACTTCACGCTTGCTCCTCCTTCTAAAGTCAAAGCAATAGCTGGGCAGAAAAAGAAAAAGAAGCCAAAGAAAACCAAGGGGTAATTTATGGCGGCAGTAATGACTCGTGGTGGTAATGGCAAGGGTACATTCCCTTACAAAACCAAAAAGAACAAAAAGAAGGTCATGATTAAGACCGTTGGTAATTACAACAAACTCAAGCAGATTAATAATCCGTGAGATCTGAAGCGGCCAAGTTAATCAAGTATGATGAAGGCTTATCACTGAAGCCTTATCGGTGCACTAGCGGATTTCACACAATCGGCTATGGGCACAATCTTGATTACAGCCCAATAGGGATTCCGCTTGAGTTGCTAGAGAAATATGGAATAAGTGAAGAAGGAGCAATTGTACTATTAAATGAAGATATGGAGTGCTGTATAAGCAAGCTGGGAAATCTCTCAGCCTTCAACACACTATCCCTCCCAAGAAAGGTTGTGCTCATTAACATGTGCTTCAACCTAGGCTACCCTAAACTGACTCAGTTCAAGAAGATGTTTCTTGCTCTTAATAGGGGCAATTACGCAGATGCATCAAATGAGATGCTTAACAGTAGGTGGGCCACCCAAGTACCGAAAAGAGCTAGAAGGTTGGCAGATGCAATGCTAACCAACGAATTACCAGCTATTTAAAGGCACTAAAATGAGCAAGTGGGCACAAGTAGGCGATTGGCTTAAAGACAACGCAGGATCAGGCGCAGCCTTGGTCGGCTCATTATTAACTGGGAATGTGGCAGGCGCAGTTGCAGCAGGAGCATCCTTGGTAGCTACCGCAACAGGCAGTGATGATCCAAGCAAAGTAATGGCAGCGTTGAAGTCAGATCCAGCGACTGTTGTAAGATTGCAAGAATTAGCCAATGCCAATGAGGATAGCATTCGACGTCATCTTGAGGTTATGGAGGCGCAGAAGCTCCAAGACCAGCAAGAAGAACATAAGCAAACGCAGGAGACTGTTAGATCATCTGATAGCTCACATGATGCTTTCGTCAGAAGAACTAGACCCGGTCAATCGTGGCTTTCATTATTTGCTGCTATTGGCTACGTCTTTTATTCTGATACTCCTGATCTTTGGATATTGGGGGCTTTATTAACACTACCATTGAGTTATGCAGGATTACGCCAACTAGGCAAAGGTGTAGACTTATTTGGAGCAATGGCAAGTTCCAGGAAGTCAAAATGAGTGATGAGGAGTTAATTCACAACCTCAACAGAATAAATAACAATATGAATAAGCTCAATGAGCGTATGAATAGTATTGATATTTATATTGCTAAGGCAGAAGAAAGGGAATCAAGCCAGGCCCTTTGCTTTAAGTGTATGTCAGATCAATCTGATAAACGTGAAAGCAGACTACGAGCTGTAGAAGACAGAATCCTTGAAAACAAACCACTTATAGAAGGCATAGGAAAATGGATTGCGGGAATTGTCACCATAGCTACAGCGACGATAATCGGATACTTGTTCAAAGGAGACTAAGAATGAAAAGAACATACAAGTTAACAATACTTACTGTGTCTTTCCTGTTCTCACTAACTATGTTTGTTGGTTCACTCAAAGCAGCGGAATTGGTTGAGAAACATAGAGCATCTTGGGTAGCTCCAACAAAACGTGTTGATGGCACTGCATTGCCTGCCACAGCAATTAAGCATTATGAATTATTTTATGGTGCTGCACCTGAAGCTTTAAAAGGAACAAGAGTAGCAACAATTCCAGCTACGCAATTTCAGTATGAGCTAAATCTCGATGTTCCAGGTAAGTATTGCTATAAGATAAGAATAGTAGATACAGATAATAGAGCAGGACCATTCTCACCAGAATCATGCTTAAATATTAACTCACTACCTGTTGCTCCTGTTCTTAAATTTGAATTAGTGCTAAGCGTTGAAGGTCAATAAATACTATGAACTATTCGCAGATTCTTGTATTGGCATTATCCTACGCAGATAGGACTGATGCAGAGGTATCAAACAGACTTGATGACTTCTTGCGGATAGTTGAAGCAAGGGTTAACAGGACAATTAAGACCATGGGCATGTGTGTAAGAACGCATGCTGTCACAGTAGAAGACCAAGAGTATTATGCTCTTCCTGCTGACTTTGAGGGCATGCGTGATATTGAGGTAAGAAGTTCCTTGGCTTACACTCAAAAGACAACTCTTGAATACATGACACCAGAGCAGATAAATCATCTATCAAATGCAACGTCTGTCTCTGGCTGTTATTACACAATTGTTGCTAACCAGTTACAAATAGTACCAATACTGGAAGCAGGAAAGATTCTTGAACTTATCTATTATAGGAAGCTCATTCCGCTTTCCACCACGTTTCCGGAGAACTGGGTATCACTAGATAACCCGGATGTATACGTATTTGGTCTCCTTGTGGAGATAAGCGCATTCCTGAAAGATGCTATATCAAAGCAGATTTGGGATGAACGGTTTAAAGAGGCTCTGGCTGATATCCAAAATAACGATTCCAGTCGCAGATGGGCAGGCACTTCAATGAAGGTGAGGGTAGGTTAATGACTGCTGTAGGCAATTGGGTATTAGAACAAACAAACACTGTTGGAACAGGGATAATTACACTGGCAGGGGCTACTCCTACCTTTGCTTCATTTGCCAATAGTATTCCTGCTGGTACTGTATGGTACTCTATTCAGGACACTAATGGTAACAGGGAAGCTGGGGTAGGTAACTTTGATGGTGATGCCATTCTTGTTAGAACTACGGTTCAGGCCACGCTTATAGGAACCACTTATAATGACGTTAACCCAACAGCTATCTCCCTCAGCGGAGATGCTACTGTAGCGTGCACGTTCAGCGCGGAAAGCTACAAAGACCTGCTGGACCAGATCAGCAATATTGCTACTTCTGCTGATTTGGTGTCTTATGATCCTACTGGCGATACAGTCTCTGTAGCAGTCAATGTACAGAATGCCTTGATTGAACATGCTAATGCCATAACTGCTGTAGATAGCCGTGTTGATGCTATCTCCATTGACGGCGGCTATGAGCTTGTGGAAGAGTACTTTGATTTTGCAGACTTTGATTTGACTGTTCCACATACAGTTGTTACAACGGCTACTGCTGCCCTTATCCCAAGTGTCAATAACCTAGATGTGTATGTATCTGGTGTTATACAGCGATTTGGTACAGACTTCGATCTGCCAGCAAACAACTCTATCCGTATACTTAACAAGACTCTTGGGGTTGCTGATTATATCCTAATGAAGGCTGCTGTTCCTAGCCTTGTGGACACTACACTACGTACAGAGCTATTGGCAGAAGGCGGTGCAGATAGGGTAGGCAAAGTAGGCGGAGGTACTGTCCAGGATTTTATTGATGCTTCTGATACAACTCTACGCACCGATCTCGCAGCATCTGGCGGGAGTGATTTGATTGGTATTGGCGAAACAACGCTAACTGAATCGCTAACCATTAACGTCAAACAATACGGCGCTGTCGGTGACGGAGTAGCTAACGATACAACAGCTTTGCAGGCCGCATTTGATGCGATAAAGCCGACAGGTGGGACGATTCGGATACCTCAAGGGAATTATCTATTTTCCAAATTAACCGTAACAACACTTGGGACATCGACACCCATAAGAGTTATAGGCGATGGAGTACAGAACACCATCCTCAAAAGCAACTTTACAGCCGCTGCATTTGGTGAGTATGCAATAACTGTTGGTGATGGAACCAGTAACTCAGGAATGGTTGGTTTGGACGGGTTTACTCTTGACGGAGCATTAACCACAGGCGAAGCCAGCGGCCTGAAAATGCAGGACAACAATCGCTATTCGTCAAATGGCGAAATTAACATCCAGCAGTTCAAGTATGGTCGCGGGCTAGAGTTGATAAATAGCTACCTTGTGACCTATGGCCGGTTTTTCATTATCTACTGCTTCCAGGCTTTCAAAAGCTCGGTCTGTCTTGCCAATACATTTAACAGTATTCAGGTGGAGCTATGTGGGCCAGTTCCTGCGGTGGCACCGCCTTTTTATCCTGCTTATAGTTGGCTGTACACCCACTCGACTATTTCGGAAACAGATCCTAGTGTAGTGCTAGAGAATTATGGTGGGTTTGTGTCTAACGTAATGATTGAATCTAACCTCGCCAAAAATAATTTGTCAGTTGGCGCAGTTACTACAGTCGGATCGTTGTACCTTGAATCAAACTTCCCATGGGCTAACGAGGGTGCCGAAGTAATAATGGTTGGCGAACGCCCTCAAATACTTGGCGGCAACTTTAACGCGGGGGCTGGTACAGCAAGCCCAAGCACTAGATGTTATTTCGATCTAGGTAGCAGTCATGCAGCTAAAGTCACTGGTCGCATAATTAACAGTCTATCAAGTCCAACATCAATAAAAACAGGAGTTAAATTCGGCACATCTGATAGGGCAGAGATAGACCTTTATCTTGAAGAATATGAACGAGGATCTAGTTTAGGCAATGGTTATATCTATGCGGCTAATTATAATAACAACCGCTGCAAATTTAACGGCACAACCTATATTGCTGGATTCAAAAAAGAAGAACTTGGCAGAATCCTGTTGCAGAATTACAGTGCACTGCCTTTGGACATAGCATTAACCGACAGGCAGCGCGGCTCAGGCGGAACACCTCAAGTCGTGGCAGGATCAGAAAGCATCACAGGTTCATCAGCCGGTAGCGACATGGTGAAATACCCTGTGCCGTATGGCGTAGGAATGGCACAGAAAATAATACGGTCTAGCGGATCACCTATACTTGCTTTTAAAGTTGTAGCTGGAACTATACCTGACGACCATGTGTTATATTTCACCACATGGATAGCCAGAGCGCCAACCACATACGCCTATGCGCAATATGTATGCGGGGCTGCATCTGGAGCGTTGTACTGCATCACTCCCGCACCAACAGTTAACAGCCGATGGGAGCGCCATTCAAGGGTGCAATCAATACCAGCCACATCAACAACTGATCTATATTTTAGGACGATGGTTTTCGGCACAGCTGGAGCTACTTGCTATAACAAAGGCGCATTCATTATCGATTTGACTCAATTCGACACAGATCACGGCACTACACTGGCCACATATCCAATTGCAGAGATCGATGAGATAATAAGCGCAGATGTTATAGGGCAATTCTCCAACAAGATATACTCTCATTTAGCGCCGACTGTCGGCACTTGGCAGATGGGTGATGTAGTGTGGGAGTCAAATCCTGCCAATACAACCGACATACCCGGATATGTTTGCACGGTTGCGGGTACACCGGGAACGTGGAAAGCTATGGCGGCGTTGACTTAATCAATATCCGTTTCCAGCGCTAAATCCTGCAACAATTTAAGGAATAGAATATGCCAATAACATTAACCCCGATAAAATCAGGTCCTCCTGTACAGAGCTTTGTATTGGCAGATTCTGTTCAGTTGGATTCCTTTGGGAGACTTAGGGTATCAGAGGCTGAAAGGCTGTTTGACTCACAGCAGGAATATGGTCTTGATACTCTACTTACTTGGGATGCTGCTGTATCAGATGGAACTCCAGTGCTTAGCATAGGAACAGCTTCCACCAATGGTAGTGTTTCCGCTGGAGGGAATGCTGTAGGCCCAAGAAACGTCAATGATAGGATGACACCTATTACCGTCTCTGCTCAAAATGGTGACTATGCCATTCTACAGTCTAGACAGTACTTGCGGTACATTCCAGGCAAAGGGCACTTGATCCTTCTTACTGGTGTGTTTGCTCCAGTAGCAGGCGCTACAGCCAAGTTAGTGCTACGTACAAGTTCCTCAGGCTCTGTATCTGATGCCAATCAAGTAGATCAAGCAGATTGGAATGTTGATACATTTGATGGCCTTGGCCCTTCTGGTGTAACACTAGATTTTACTAAGACCCAGATACTGGTTATTCAGGCCCAATGGTTAGGTGTAGGCAGAGTAGTGGTTGGGTTTAATGTTGATGGTGTCATCTATCCAGCCCATGCTTTTAACAATGCCAACAGACTTGCTGTGCCGTATACTCAATCATTTAACCTTCCTGTAAGATTGGAGTCCCAGAATGTTGCTGGTGACATAGTATCAAGGATAGGTTATTTTGACTCTGCCAATGGTGTATTCCTAGAAACATCAGCGCCAGCAAGCGGAGGCACTATCTCGTTTATCTGCTGTACTGTACAGTCTGAAGGTGGTGTTGCCATAAGAGGTTTTGGGAAATCAGCTGGTAATGGTGTAACACAAATAGGGGTTACTACTAGAAGGCCAATATGCAGTATACGTAATGCTGCTGTACTAAATGGTGTTACCAATAGGGCACATATAGAGCTTTCTGATTTAACATTCTTGTGTAACTCCAATGCTTCATATTGGGAGCTTGTTTATGGTGGAACTCTTACTGGTGGCACTTGGGCAGCAGTAGGGTCTTCCAGTTCAGCGGAAAAGAATATAGGTGCGACAGCAATATCTGGCGGTGTTGTTATTGCCACAGGCTATGTAAATGAAGGATCTGGTGCAGTTAAGGTTATAACAGGTGTATCTCCTGATATACGCTTGCCATTGGCCATAAGTAAAATAGATGGTCTTGCTATAACACAGCCAGCACTATCTGTGGTTTGTACTTCTATGAACGCTACATCAAGCATAGCAGCAGCCATGAATTGGTTTGAACAGACAATATAAGAGGTTTATATGTTAAAGATACAAGATTCTGGCTGGGATGTTACAGATCATGCAGACGTGGCACCGGATGCAGAACTCACAGCATTAATAGCTGGTCTGTCAGCGTCTACTGGGAGTGATTTGATTGGGTATGGCGAAACAACGCTAACTGATTCGCTTGCCATAACCGCAAAGCAGACCGGGGCGGCTGGCGATGGTGTCACAGATGACACGGTGGCTATTCAAGCAGCTATCATTGCAGCCTCAGCACTAAAGAAAAATATAGATTTTGGAGGTCTAACTTATCTGTTGAGCAGTGCTGTCTATATTGTGAGCAGCAATATCAAATTCTCCGGCGGCATATTTATCATAGCGGGTAATGTTGGATTTCAGGTTGGTGTAACCAACAACAGCGATACTGCCGTGTACGAAAACGTAACATTCACCGACATGAAATTTACTGGTGATATTGCATCAACAGCGATCGGTCAGTTTTTAAAAATCTACCAAACAAACAAAGCGTCTGTTAGGAATTGTCATTTTGAAAATGGCGGTAATGGTGCGCTACACATAGGCGATGGGTGCTGGTATGCGACTGTTGATAACTGCGCATTTTCAGGCACGAGTGCTTATGCGACGCGCAGAAATATATGGATTAATGGATCAGAGCATTCCTCATTCCCATTGCAACTCATGGATACGGACACGCTAGAAAGAAATGCTACAGCTTTGCCGACAACGCTAACTCCTTTCGGAACAAAAATCAGCAATGTACACATCCGAAATTCTGTATCCGGGGCAAACTACGGAATTTACAACATGAATTCCCGGCATACGATGATTTCAAATTGCGACATCGAAGGCGATGCCAGGTGTATCGCAGTCAATAACTATTCAACCGATTGCATGATTAGTGACTGTATACTGAAAGACAGCTTTAACACATCAGGCACTGGAATACTGGTTACTCAGTATTCAACAGCTACAATCAACAACGTCAAGTTCACAGGCTCGTTTGGCGGTAACAGGGCGATTTATGTGCAGTATGGTGGATACGCAAAAATAGACTCCTGCCAATTTGAGGATGGAAGCAGCAACGGTGTCCTGATTGACATGATGGGATATGCAGATATAGACAATTGCATATTTAACAGATATTTTGCCAGAACCGGCAGACACATATCCATAGGAGGAATAGATACAACCGGCACATTTGGCAACTCAATGAATGTTGCCACAACGCTTATACCTACGACTACAATTAAAAATTGCTGGTTTGGGTCAAATGTTTTCCAGGATGTACTACTGTCAAATTTGTCAAGCTCTGATGCCACCAAAGTAATGAGCAATAATGTACTGGTATTCAAAGACAATGTAACAAAAGATATTGCCAACAAATACATCATACAAATTCTTGGCGGAAATGTAATGACTGTGGAGACTGGTGGAACTGTTTGCGTAGATCCGCTTGGGGATCGCGTGCTCGTTACCTCAACAGCAGTTACTACGAATCACCGTGCCGATCAGGTTATGTCTACTTTTAAAGTTGATGTGGTATCAGGTGTATATACAGTAACAGCGATAACCAAGGGAAATTTGACTCTTGCAGCCGCTGCTAATGGTGTGAATACAGGACTTGCGCCAAGGGAAAGACTATCAGGAGTGGCATCTATAATGTCGATTATTCCGGTCAGCTCTAACATCGATTACTACAAAATAGCAGACTGGTCTAGTAATAGTCCAGTTGTCACATTTTACAATTCATCTGGCGTAGCTGTACCAGCAGCATCTAACACATTTTCATTCTATGTTGTGCTTGTGTCTCGCAGTGACAGCGGTTTGTAATCAACATCAGTTTCCGGGTGCTAAATCCTGCCCGCAACCATCGTAAATAGGTAATGTATGTTTGGTTCAATGATTTTTAGCTTACTTCCTTTTACCATCTATGGTGAAGTGGATTATGTATATGGTGTTATCTGGCGTGATTCATGTACTGGTAACACTACATGGACCAACTCTACAATTGACAATGTAACTAACTTGAGGTGTGGAAATGCCCGTTGAGACTGGAACAACCATAGAGGATATGGACGATAGTTGGCCTTTAAGTGGCGATGCAACCTCCCAAGGTGATGATCACTTGAGGCTTATAAAGAGTGTGCTCAAGACTCAATTTCCTGGAATCAATGGTGATGGATTCTCTATACCATTGGTTGTAAATGAGTATGAACTTAATTACGTTGCTGGTGCTACAAAGAATATTCCTGCTGCTATAACAGCACTAGAAGCAGGTGTAGTATCAACAGGGGCAGTTCTTTCAGCACCTGTCGGAACAACAATGGTATTCTTCCAGGCTACTGCTCCTACTGGTTGGACTCAAGTAACAGATTATAATGATTACATGTTCCGTGTAGTTAATACAGCAGGTGGTGGATCAGGAGGAGCGGATTCTCCTATTGATAAGACATTAACACACTCGCATACCACAGTTAGCCATTCTCTCACAGCAGCGGAAATGCCATTGCACAGCCACAGAGGAATGAGTGGAGCTGGTAGCTCTTATCCATTAGGTGGAGTAGTTGCTGCTGGCAGTGGATTTGGCGGTGGTACTCCAGACGATGGTTGGGTAACTTATGATACCACTAACGCTGGCAGTGGCTCAGCGCATAACCATGGGCCTACAAACGCTGCTAACCCAACGTTCAAGCCTAAGTACCTTAACACCATACTGGCAAGGAAGACATAATGGACGTAGTTATTGATTGCCCTCTTGGGAGCAGATGTGAGTATATTAGTGATGACAAGAAACTACATCGCTGTGCTTGGTATGTAGAAATGAAAGGTACTGCCCAAGATGGTACAATCTATAACCAGTGGAAGTGCGCCATGGCATGGCAGCCTATCCTTATGGTAGAGAATTCCGCTGCTGGGAGAAGTACTGCGGCTGCTGTAGAGAGTCTCCGTAATGAGACAGTTACTAGACAGGACAGGGCAATGTCTCTTTTAAGAGGTAATGGCAATGCCAAAGAAATTACAAGTATATAACATTGGCCTGAAAGGGCTGAATACTGATCTTGCCTCTTGGGACTTACCAGCGGAGTTCATATCTTATGGCTTCAATTTTAAAGTTTTCAGGAACAGTCTTATTAGTACTGGCGGGTATGTTGACTGGAGCGAGCCTCCTGTTGAGCATCATCCTGGCTTGGTGTTTCCTCTAACAGTTGTAGATGCATATTTCTGGGTATTGCCTGGACGTAGTGCCATCTATGCTTATGATGGTGGTACTTGGTATGACGTAAGCTCTGTCGGTGGCTATACGCTTGGTGCTGATGATGAGTATCTTTGGACCCATTGTTACTTGGGGCAGATACCTATTATCAACAACCCACAGCATGTACCAGAGTACTGGAGCCCTGCTGATGGCTCTCAACCATTCCAGCCTCTTATGTGGGATGCTTTAACTGATTGGGCTACACGCGGAATCTCTGCTCAAGTGATTCGTTCGCATAAGAACTTCCTGTTTGCTCTTAATATCCAGGATGGTGCAACTGCCCAGCCAGATACTTATAGGTGGTCAACAGCTGCTGATATCAACGGGCTACCATATACTTGGGATGAAGCGGATACTGCTGGCATTGCTGGAGTAGCTGCTCTTGGAGGTGACAATGGTGCAATTATTGATGGCTTATCATTACGGGATTCATTTTGTATCTATTCAGAATTCGGTATCGACCTGTTGGACTTTACTGGCGGAGAGTTCATTTGGTCCAGAAGGGAGCTTTCCAATAGTGTTGGCTTGCTTAACAGGAACTGTCTAGTTGAAGTAGAAGGCGCTCATTACTTTATATCCAATGGTGATATAATGAAGAATGATGGCACTAACATAGGATCAATACTACGTGGCAGACTCCAGAGACAATTCAATGAAGGATTCAATGCCCTTAAATTCAGAAGAGCGTTTGCCACAAAGAACCAGAACACAAAAGAAATTTGGTTCTGTATTCCGTTCGATTCTTCTGATTATCCTTCTATTGCTTATGTATACAATTGGGCTGATGATAGCTGGGCAATTCGTGATCTTCCTGTTTCTACTGCTTTTGCAGCATACGGACTACAACCTAACCCTGTGGTAAACTGGGAAACTTGGGGTGGTACTTGGGACACACAGACAAAGGTGTGGAGTTCCAACAACAACTCTCCGCTGTCTAGTGTTATAATAGGTGTGACCAATAGTCCTGCTGCTCTTAAAGTATTAGAGCCTGATAATTATAGGGATTCTGGTGATCTTCATTCTGTTGTGGAAAGAACCAACTTTCCGCTTGAAGGAATCAATGAGACTACTACTTTGGTTAAGTTGTATCCTCACGTTAAAGGCACTAGTCCTGTATCAATTCAGGTAGGGTCACAGCTCATACCAGATGGCCCTATTAACTGGAAGCCAGAAACACTATTCACTCCTGGCATTGACCGCAAGATTGATATTAGAACAACAGGATTGCTACATAGCTGGAGAGTAAGTAGTGTAGGCCAGGGAACGTGGGAGTTCAGCGGAATGGATATTGAATATGAAAATTCTGGAGTCAGATAAGTGGCATCAATAACAGTAGAGATACCATCTAAAGGCTTTGATAATGAGCAGAAAGATTATCTGGTAAGGCAGTTTGTTAAGATTAATTCTGCCTTTGCTACAACCAACAGTTTTCAGCCTAGATACACGTTGCCAAACAAGTATCAAGTTGGGGATGTCTATTACTTTGCCGCAGCGATACCAGCTGCTTCTATAACTGGAGAGGGCCTATGGCTTTACAAGACGACGGGCTGGACACAGCTAGCTTGATTATAGCTGCTGTTCCACTAACAATGATAGACCTTATATGGGATAGAGTAGAACCAATACTTGCTCTGCCTGTGGCTAAGGCTCATTGGGAGTTGACGCTTGAAGCTATTAAAGACAAGCTGAAGCGCGGAGAAGCTCTGCTGATGACAGTATCCCGCGGAAGTCACATCATAGCTGCGGCAACGATTGAAGTGCGCACGTTTGATACTGGCAACAAGGCTTTGTACATACCTCTTGTTGGCGGCACTGAAATGGATAGTTGGATGCATAGATTCCTGGATATCTGTAAGGCCATAGCAAAAGACTATGGGTGTGAAGAGTTGAGAGGCATTGCTGTCCGCAAAGGGTGGCTGCGTAAACTGTGTGACCTAGGGTGGGAAGAAGTGTCAGTTACTATTAAATGTAAGGTTGGAGAATAACATGGGTGGAAGTGCGTCATTAGGCAAATCCAAAGCAAAGAACTCTTCTGGCCAGTCGTTTGAACAGAACGTGTATGGTCCACAGAGTAATGCACTGGAACAATTATATGGACAGGTAGGCAACCTGTTTAATCAGACTAACCTTGGGATGCAGAATCAAATACCAGGGGCTGTTAACAACATGCAGAATATCCAGAATCAGGCTATGCCTGCTTGGCAACAGCAAATGCAAGGCGGTGCTTACCAAGGTATGGACTTGCAGAATCAGCTTATGGGATCATTGAACCAATCAATGAATAGCCCTACAGCTACCCAAGAAGTCAATAACATGATTATGGGTGGCCAAGGCAATAACTATGCTGATGCCATGAAAAACCAGTATATCCAGGATGCCAACAGAGCACAGGGCAACATGCTGTCTAACCTCGATGCTAGAGCTTCCGCTGCTGGCATGTCAGGAGGCTCAAGGCACGGAATAGCTACTGCTCAAGGTATGCGTGATATTAACCAGAATCTTCAGAGCAATATGGCTCAGACTGGCTTTAATACCTTTGATCAGGATCTTAACAGGAAGCTTCAGATAGCTGGCCAAGCAGATCAAGGCACACTGCAACGTCAACAAATGATGCAGCAAATGTTAGGTGGCCAACAGCAAGCTATGGCTGGTGGACTACAGCAAGGTCAAGGAATGCAGAATCTTGGGATGGGAACCTTTGCTCCATACATGGCTCCATGGCAAGCAGCTGGCGCTTATAGTAATGCTATTGGCGCTCCTACTGTTCTAAGTCAAGGGGCAGGCAGCGGAAGCGGAAGCAGTAAAGGCGGCAGTAAAGGCGGCTCTGTCCAAACACTTTAAGAGGTATTAGAATGAGTATGTTAGCAGCAAAAGGAACCCCAGGTGATATGCTATTGCGCATGCTTGGTGGAGGTGGCCTTATGGATACCTTACAAGCAGGCGGCCAAATGCCAGGGGCCTATGATTACTTCCAAGGACAAGGTCTTATGACTGATCCATCACAAGTTCATGGAATGTCTGAAGAAGAACGTATGCGTAAGATGGCAGAGGACATGTACAAACTACAGAGGTATGAACAGTATCAGCCACAAGACATGTCACAAATGCAAACACCTGATGCCTCCAGTATGCCGATGGGCCAACCAAACCAGAATGGGCTTCAATCCCTTATGGCCATGGTTGGTAACGTTGGGCAAGGTGAAAGGGAAAGGCCAGGACAAGCCTACATGAGCCAATATCTGCAATCATTAATGAGGTAATAATATGCCAAGTCTATTTGATGTTGATCCAGATTACGCATTAAAGAACAAAGATAAATTTGCAAAGATTGCTCCAGCTATGGGCAATATGATAATCAATCAAGACCCGGCTTCTGCTCAGCAGCTTATGCCTGATTATGCAGGACATGCTACTGGTGAACTAGCTTATCTAGGTAACTTGTTGACAGAAAATCCTGAAATGTTTGAGCAGATAAGAAGAAAGATATTGGAATATAATGCTTTGAAAAGTATTGGTATTCATGCTGCAATGCCAAAAGAATATGGGGCATTCAATAGACTTGATGCAATAATACAAGGAAAGCGTGATCCTGGATATACACCTTGGGAGAGTCCAGAGATGCTTAAAAATAGACCTGCCAGAATGCCTGGATTGAATTTAAGAGATCCAAAGCAAGGGGCCTATCAATTTCAACTTGAAACTGCCCCAAGAACATTGATGGAGATTTAAGATGTCAGCACTTGAAGATTTTATGAGAGCAAGGGCTATGAGAGCTAGCCCAGAGTACTCAAAATATGTTATGCAAACTGATGCAGAAAGGGCCACTGCTGAACGATCACACCCTTCTGCTGTTGCCAAGGCTTACTCCGCTATCCAGCAGTTTATGGCAGATAAGCAACGTGTCGATAAAGCTATGCTCAATCAGAAGTATAATAGCACTTTTAGGGTTCCACAGTCTCTTCAATCATTTGAACAAGGCAGGCCACAGCCAAAACAACCTTCTCCGCTTGAACATTGGAAGATGCGTCTTGATGCTATGATGGAATCTGGAAATCCAATTCTTCAAGAGCAAGCCATGAAAGAAATGCAGTCTCTGGCACAGGAAGAGGTTAAGCCACCACCAGTAGTTGCACTTAGTAATGCTGCTAAAATGGCAAGGGACAGCGGTCGTATTCCTGGTACCCCAGAATGGAATAAATTTATTGAAGATTATGCTGCTAAAACTTCAAAAACTTCCGTAACTGTAGGTAACACAGCAGAAAAACCATATAGCATTTCTGATCTAAAGAATATTAAATTTCTTCCTGAGTTTGGTGGAGGAGAAGTTCCTCCTGGTACACTTCCTTCGGAAGTCAAAGGACAGGTTGGCTTGCGTAATCCTGTAACAGGGGATATTGGTGGAAGGCTTGCTATGATGAATGCAGCAAAAAATGAGTTTCCATTGATAGATGATCTTCTTTATAAACCTGATGGCAAAATAGATAATTTTTTAGTTACTTCAATGTATGCTATTGAAAACGTTCCTATTACTGCTGCAATTCTTAAAACAGAGGCAGGTCAGTTACAAGCTGCTTTTGAAAATGGAATGCAAGCTATAACAAGAACTGAAACTGGCGCAGCTATGAACGTTAATGAAATTGATAATGTTAAGCGGCGATTTATGCCTAGACCTTGGGATAAGGAAATAGTTCAGAAGCAGAAAGTTAAAGCATTTAAATTCTTTATTAATAATGCCACAGAATTGCTTGATCCACTTAGAAGGGAAAATCAAGGTCTTCCTTATATGGCAATAATAGATAAAACTGTTAACACTCTATTGAATACAGCTGCTGACTCAGGACAAGGCAAGATGCCAAAGAAAGGGGATATAGTAAATGGCATGGAATTTATTGGCACAAACCCAAATAATAAAGACCACTGGAGGAAGAAATAATGAACCCTTGGGAAATGGATTATGGTTTAACTCCAGAACAGCAAAAAGAACTGGAGATGTTAAATATTATTGATGAAAAGAATTATAAGAAGGAACAACAAAAATACGAGCAGCAACAGGAAAGTGCTCGTTTGTTGCAGAAACAAGCTGAAGAAACAGGTATAATTCCAGCTATTGCCATAGGAGCAGGCAGAGAATTTAAAAAGCTAGGGAGCGGAACTGCTGATCTTGTAGACACTGCTCTTGCCGGCATGGGATCAGATTCCGCTGCTGCTCGTAGAGTCACTAGAGCTTCTGATTGGAAGGAAGAAGATCGCCTTTATAGTCCATTACAGTCTGAAAGACCTTTTGCAACTACATTTGGTTCGATGGCCCCTTATCTTGCCACAATACCTTTAGAAGCTGCTGGCGCTGTAAGAGCTGCTGGATCTGCTCCAAGTTGGATATCAAATATGGCTAGACCATTATTTGGCAAAGGAAACTTTGTAACCAACGCCTTAGGTGGTGGTCTGAGAACTCTTGGTACAGGAGCTAAAATAGCAGGCAGAGAAGGGGCAATAGGTGCAGTACAAGGCGCTCTACATTATGATGATACAGCACTAAGCGGAGCAGCTTGGGGTGCTGGCGGAGGTCTTGCTGGAAGTTACCTAGGCAAAATTATGGGTTCTGGAGCCAATAGGCTTAATCCAGAATTACAAAGAATAGTTGCTTTTGGCAAGAAGCATGGCCTATTTATGCCTCCAGGAATGAGAACAGGGAATAGTAGACTTCAGCAGTTAGATAAGGCTATGGCTACTTATCCAATGACCGCAGATAAGATAAAAGATCTTATGCAAAGATCAATGGAAGCGGAAAATCGTTTGATATCACAGGAACTTGGCGGGCCTGCTGCAGATATATTTTCAACTGAATATTTAGCAGCACAAAGAGCAAGGATTGGTTCAATTATGGATGATCTTGTTAGAAATACACAAGGTTCATTTACAGTTCCTCATACACAGAGGATAACAAATATTATAGATGAATTTAAAGCTACCAATCCATCTGGCAAAGCTCCTAAAATATTGAAAGATTTTGAAGATCAAGTTTATTTCAAAAATATAAACAATGATCCATTAACCGGCCAAGAATATGAGAGCTTTACAAGGAGGCTTAATAAAGCAGCAGATAAGCAGTTCTCAGGTCTTAATGGAGACCGCTATCTTGGCATGGCGTTGAATCAAATATCTGATGTATTTAATGATGCAATTGAATCAACCCTTAATGGTGCTAGACGAGGAGATTGGCAAAATGCCAGAAGGCAATTCTCTTTGCTTAATGCTGTTGAGAAGAATAGAAATATTGCAGGATATGTAGATACACAGAAACTTGCTAATGATTATGTAGCAAGTCCTAATATTACAAAATTGGGTGAGATAGAAGCATGGAGAAAGATGCAACCACCTAACTCACTTAGTACATCAGGAATGCTTGCTAGGATGTTAAGCAGTGCCACTCACAATCCTACACAGACTCTTGGAATTGCATCAATATTAGGAGCAAGAATGTCACATGGAGTTATGGGTATTGATAACTTGCTAAGCAGCTTGTACCTTTCTGGATATCCACATGTTACAGGATTGGCTCCTATTGCTGGCAAATACACTTATGATGCGGCTGAAAGAGGCGTTCCAAGAATGCTTATGGCAGACCCATGGAAACAGAGAGAAGAGGCGGAAAGTAAGTAAGAATAGGGCGATTCTAGCGCCTTTGACTAGGGTAGAATAGGCTTTACCTACCTACCCTAGGCTACCTACAGGGTAGCTTATAAAGCCCTTTCTAGTCGATTTCAGACGCTGTCTTATCATACCTGATAGACTTAAACCTTGGCTCCCTCAGGCTTCCATCTGGCATCAGCTTCATTGCTTTTACCTCTATTACTTTGCCAATTATATCTTTTGGATCATCCCACCAAGCATTCCTTTCTGTATCAGTCATCCCTGACACATTATGCAGCTTTCCATTCTTTGTCCTACAAATAAGTGACCCAAGAGTTCCAATGTACTTTCCTTCTCCTTCTGTCATGCTTGTAACTAGCAAGTCCAGTGTTACCTCCTCCTTGATTTTCATAAGATCATAATTCCGCTTTCCTGGAGAATATGGGGCACTTGTTCTTTTTAGAATTATTCCTTCTCCGCCTTCAGCCCATACATCCTGTGCTGTTTCCTTCCATGTGCTTACACATTTAGATTCACCTAAAATTTGAGCCAATATAACTCTATCTGTTTCAGCTCTTAACTTTTTAACTATTTCCCATAACATGTTATACCTCGTATAGAAAGGTATGTTAAGACCATTAGGCAAGATAAAGTCATGCATTATTAAATAGGCACCATGAGCTAGGTAGTCACCTACTGTTCTATTAAGTATTCCATTAAGCTCATGAAATCCACTTGTGTTCTTAACCATGATCTCAAATATCATACGTCCATGAGGATAACATTCAATAATAGGATTAAGCCATTCCACACTTGGTATAGCCCTCATGTTCCTGGACATTATTGGCTTCCCTGCATCCTTGTATCCATACCATCCATCATACTTCTCAAACATCATGTACTCATGATCTCTGTACTTTGGGTTTTTCTTTTCTTCTTCAGTGTAAAAGTGCATCGCTTTTTGTGGTTCCATTAATAAACACCTCTTATTATCTCACCAGAATAGTAAGGATCATAGATAGCTGCAAACATCTGTGGTATATCAAGAACATGAGCTCTTACAGATTCAGCTAGCATTACATTCAAGCCATAGTTCTTGTTTGAGATAGAAATAATAGGCTTACCCTTTGCTGTAGCATAGCCCATTTCCCACATAGTTCCAACATCCTTATCATCAATAACTGCAATCATAAGAGTGCACATATCAATGTTCTTAACATTATCATTGTAAATTTCTTTCTTTCTTTTCTGCTTTTCCTCTTCTGTCATATCAAGTAATACACCAGTAGAGCGCGGAGAAAAATAATCAATGCGTTTGCGGTTCAGAGCGGATTCTATTGCTTTTACAAAATCAAGCTGTTCTTGATTAAAGAATGGTGATGCTATATAAATCATTTTTCTTCTCCTATTGATAGGTATTTCTGTCTATGAATATTGTTAGGATTGTCTTTTATGAAACCTTCATCAACAAGCAGCTTATACTTCCGCATCAGTATGCTATTCCCAACTTCCGCTTCCTTGCGCTCAATCATTTCTGGCCACTCACACATAATAGGACATGGTACACCAGGATCTTCTCTGAGAACTCTGTTATATACATCTGCCCAATATGGATCTTCCTTCCCTCCACCATTAGGAATAAAATTCCAGAACTCTTCGGCAGTCATATCTTTGACATAGTCACCACAGATACCACCCCACATATCCTCTGACCAATCTATTACCCAATGAGACCTCATGCTCATAAGCCTTCTATATGAGTTAACATCTATATAGAATGCCACATCAATAAGATTACCTTGGCACATCCTAATTGATGTATAGTTCTTAAGATCATTCCATAGACCAATCTTTATCTTTGAGTAATGTTGTCTAAGGAACTGTGACGCCAAAGCCATCTTCATCTTATAATGGCCAAAGATCATATTGCCAGCTCTTTGAAGACCATTTATCTTTTCTTCATCTGAGATAATATAATACTCTTCACAGCTTCCTACTGTTGTTGTCCTATAGTTCTCAAGATTACCAGTAGCAGCTAAGAGATTTATACAGTATAAACTAAATATCTCAGGAGACAACTTTTCCATAGTCTTACAGAATGACATTAACATTCTATAGTCTATAGTAAATGTATATGTGCTAGACACCCCAAGCGGAAGTATCTCACGAACTTTATCTCTGCTGACACCTTTGTCTATCTGATCAAACATATACTTGATATCATAGTATCCTGCAATGTCATCGCCAAACTCATCAGACAGGCATACTGTATCAAGGTTAATAGGCATGCTTCTAGTTGACAGCGCCCAACCCTCTATGGGTCTCAAAGAGAAAATTAAATCCCTTACAATGACAGAACTGCGCATCTCAATAGTATAAACAAGCATTGAGTTCAAGCTAAGATCCATATCACTAATCTTGTCAAAATGCAGGTTTTCTTCTGTGAACTTAGGCCTGCTGGTTTTCCAGGCTTCCTTCCTATAATCCATAGAGCCAAGACATTTTACATATGGGTTTAGTGTTTTCATTTTAAATCCTCAACTATTAATATTAATTCTTCAACATCTACCATGAACTTAAATTTTACATCTATGCTCAATTTATTTAGTGCGTTTTTTACATTTGGAATAAATTTCAGGAAAGATTTGTTACCAATGTTTATTTCCTGCCATATCTTATATATAACTGAAGCACAATCAGATATCGCAACTATACATCCTGAATCAGAACTAAGATCCTTTGCTTTCCTCCAGTTGTCATACATATTGTTTTGAAACAATAGTCTCGAGATTTCATGAGCAGCTTTCTGCTCAATAATCTCAATTTCTTCTCTTATTCTTTTGTTGTTATATTTTGTAGGATGAGGGATGTCCCCTGTTACTATTTCATCTATATCATGAACAATAGCCTTTATCAGTGTATCTTCTTTGTTTTCTATATCATGCTTACAGCATAGGTAATATGCATACATAGTTACAAATGCAGTGTGCTCTAATACAGATTCTTTCTTTGTACAATGAGCTTGGCTCCATCTTGTTAAACAAGACATGCTATCAATTAGTTCGAATATTTTCAATTTTCTGTACTCCTTTTATTGATATTGTTGCCCAACCTTCTCTCATAGTTCCCTTAACTGCAATTACTTTACCAACCAATAGCTCTTCTGATAATTTTAAACCATTAAGTTTATCCATATCAAAAGGCGCAATTGTTCCTTTTATAACACCAGTATCATCCTCAATTATCAGATTAAGATAATGAGTATTCTCATCTACTCTTTTACCATTACGCTTTATCAAAGACTGTACATCATTCCTATCACGCAAGTCTTTTAGTACAAGCCTTCCTATTGTAGTTATCTCTTTCCCTGGTGTTATATTGCCAATCTTCGTTATGTTGTAGTCTCTATAGAATTTAGCATATGTTGTCTGCATAGGATATAGATCATCAAACTTAGTAACAGGATTTGCCAAATTCTTTAGCATAGTTGCAGTAAACTTTCCGCTCTTTCTGCGTTCAATTATATCCTGCGCCTTCTTCTCTCCAATCCCTTTGATGTTAGTCAGGCCACCTATCAGTTTGCCATCTTGAATAGTCCAATTTACATCTGATTTATCAGGATCAACAGGAACATATTCAATATTATGAGACTGTGTATACCTCCTAAGTAGTTTAAGAGCGTGATCATCATCCTTAGCATTATTAAGATTAGCAGCAAGGAAGTTCAGTGGATGATAATACTTACAGTATGCGCACCAGTAAGATATCATTGCATAGGCAACAGCATGAGACTTATTGAATGCATAAGAACCCATACTTGCTATTGCATCCCAAACAGCCTCTGCTGTATCTGCTGAATATCCATTATCATCAGCGCCTTGCATAAACTTAACTTTGTACTTGGCAAAGAACTCATCACCACGAGATTTTGATATTATCTTTCTCATGATGTTAACATCTTCCCAAGATAGGTTGCCAAACTCTCTTAGCAGTACCATTGTCTGCTCTTGATATACAACTATGCCATGAGTATCCTTGGTTACTTTCTCATAGATTTCACCATAATATACAGGCTCCTTCTCTCCAGCATTAATCCTTATGTACCTGTCAGTGCCTCCGCTGTTTAGTGCTCCAGGTCTACCTAGTGCATTTATAGCGGCAATATCCATAAACTTGTTAACTTTAATCCTATGACATACCATCCCTATGGCATCTCCATCAAACTGAAATATATCAGCAAGATCATTACCAAGGAACATATTTAATACATTCTGATCATTCAAATCAATATTATAGATGGAAGAAAGCGGAACCCCACTGAGCGTTAAACAGTTCTCTATTATAGACAATGTTCTTAGCCCAAGGCAATCTATTTTTAGTAGACCTATGCTTTCAGCGTCAGGCCCTTCTATGCACAGATTATCAGATTGATAGTCAACTGCACAATACTTCCTTACATCATCATTAAGAACTATTATCCCAGCAGCGTGGGTTCCTGCATGTCTTGCGTGACCTTCAGCTAAATGTATGTTTGACATATATGGATACTTATCAAGAAAGACTGTTCCTGCCTCTCCTTTTAATGTATCCTCAAGACAAGCCTTTGCCCGGGCATCACCAGAACTCCGCTCTATGATTGAGCCTTTAACTCCTTTGAGCTCATAAGCGGGAATCTTATATTCTTTGGCAAAGTCATTTAGTATTGTCTTAGGGCTATACTTAGAAATGGTAGCCAGCTTATTGACAGACTTGTATCTCCTTTTAGTCAATGCTATTACTGCTGCACGTTTAGTATCAGGATAGTCTGTATCAATATCAGGATAGTCACTCCTGTTAATGTCAATAAACCTCTCAAAGATTAAGCCAAACTTAAGAGGGTCAATGTTAGTTATACCTAGAGAATAACAGACAAGACTTCCGCCTGATGATCCTCTTCCAGGACCAACAATCATACTCCGCTTGGATGTCTTTATCATGTCAGAGACTATCATAAAATAACTTTCAAACTTCTTAAGCTTGATCATTTTTATTTCATAGTTTAGGCGCTCTATATACTCATGTTGATATAAACCTAGCGCCACTAATCCTTTATGACATTCATCTGCAAAGTCTAGGGTTCCCTCATACGTAACCATTGGCGCTTTAGGTAATGAAGATACACTCACCAATCCTGGTATTGCATTCTTCATATCAATCTGATCTTTAGTGTAATGCCGCAACACCTCGTCAGGAAGCGGAGTCTCTATCCTTGCTGGCACACCTCTGCTGCCTGTTATGCATTGATAAATTTCTTTTCCAAATCCATCAGGATACTTAGCAGGATTGACGCATATATCTTTCCTAGCAATAGTATGAGGGAATTTATCACAAATAACAATTATGTCACTACTCTTTAGATCAGATGGCTCAACACGATTGAACCTATTGTACCTCTGTGTACTAACTGTATATATTCTATACAGCTCTTGTATGCCTGCTTGATTTTTTGCAATAAGAATAGCTTGCTCAGACATAGCACAAGTTTCATTCTTTGATCTAGACTTTACATTGTCACTAGTAACAATAACAGTCAAGCCAAAGATAGGATTACACTTATGCTTCTTACAGAGTTTTTCAAACTGAACATATCCATATGTATTATTATCAATAAGACATATATCAGTATGACCTATGTTTATTGAATCTAGGATTGCCTTTTCCATTTGATAGAATACTTCACGAAAACTGTACTCAGTTCTTATAAAGTTCATGATTTATTATCCCTATCTCAAGTAGATGATGATATATTCTTACAAGAGCAAATACATCACTCTTAGCCCTATGCGCAGTAAAAGATGCATTAAATAGCTTTTTATATAAAGCACCTAAGCTGATCCTGTGCCCCAAATATGGAATAAGATTATCAACTGTACAATAATCAAAAACACTGCGATTCCGTATGCAGCAGACTCTTTTAAATTCATTCTCAAGCATCCCATTATCAAATCCAATGTTATGAGCAACAGAAAGATCAGAGTCTTTAAATAGTTCATTTATTTTATGTGCCACATCTTCAAATTCAGGCTTACCTTTAAGATCAGAATTTTTTATGCCTGTTATCTGTTCTATCTCTTTTGAGATTTCTTCACCAGGATAAATAAGATGATCCACCTCAGCAAGTATTTTAAAATTTTCATCTATCCTTACTCCATAGAACTCAATTATCTTTGGCTGAAGATTAAGCGGAGCATTATCAGGCAATAATAGCCCTGTAGTTTCTGTATCAAAAAATACTATGTTCATGAGTATTCCTTTTCAATTAAGTATTCTAATATGTGAATTGCTTTCTGTAAATCTTCCTTGCCATTTTTATGTTTGTACCTTAAAACGTATTTTATTATACTAGCCTCTGCCATAGGGATTTGATTTGCCCAAAAGAACTCTATTGGCTGTATCTTATATTGCTGATAGTGGTTGCCACCAACTTGGCGCTCTGATGCTTTCTCAGTCATTATTTTGCTCCAAATATGAAATGCCCTCATTTAAGAGGGCACTTAGGACAGGAAGGGTTATTACGGAGCACTTACGCCATATTTTTTGGCGATGTTATTCACCATGATACGTATGTTATTGTGTTGGCTGAACCAACGCAGAGGGTTAACCTGATGTTCAGGCTCAAGACTTGCAAGCAAAGATTTGAGATCATCTTCCGTGAAATTAGGATTGTCAACAAGAGCTTCGTGGAACAGACGCACAAAGGGATTCCGCGATTTGGAGTCAGACTTCTCTGCTGCAAATACTGGGCGCTCATTCTTTTTAGCATAAGCACGAATTGTAGCTTTGGCACTATTCTCATTGCAAGAAAGCGCAGTAGACAGAGCAGCAACAGCTTCACCGAAAGATTCTTCTGTAGAAAGATCCAGGGCGCCAATTGTGTTCTCAATGATGACATCACGGTCAGCTTTTGAGATAGCGCGGCCTGATTCAATCATGAATTGATTGTAGAATCTGGTTACATTCTTAAAGCTGGCACCAGCGGAAATCATCGCCAGTTTTACATCATCTTCTTCCTTGCCTTCTGCCATTGCGGCTTCAAAGGCATCAAACAATTCATTTGACTCTTGGTTTTCGCCTGCTGCTTCTTCAGAAAAATTTAAAACTTCATTAGTCATTGTTTTCAACTCCGGTAATTGTTGGAACCCTTTTTTATATAAGGGCAACGCTATATTAAACGATTTTATGCCAAATAGCTATAAAATTTTTCCTATTAAAAGATCTATTTTAATAGCTTGAATTTATTAGATAAAGTGAGCATCTGCCACCATATTAAACTTATTCTTTTTACTGACTAAAATCTTTGATGGTTTCTTTAACTTCTTTGATTGTTCCATTAAGCCTTCTACTGTATCACATGGTACACCTCCCCTGAATTTAATCCAATGGTTAGCTTTTGCTTTAGCAAATCCTGAATGTTCAACACAAACCCATTCATTAACTACATTCTTTCCACACACATAAGATACTTTAACACTACTGGTAAGCCCATAGTTAGCGTGTATTGAGTATATTACATCATTAACATCAAGCCAAATCGGCCTGTTCTCTTCGATGATAACTTCTTCCGCTGGTGTTGCTGATAGCCCATGTTCAAATAAGAACTCGTGCTTACAATCAGGACAAAACCTAGAAGCGGCTGGAACTATTGAATCACATTCTGGACAAGCCTTACATGGAGCCTCCCCTCCTTCCTTGCCTTTGCCTTTCTTATGGTTTACACCTACTACATCATTGATAGGCCCAAGCCTAGTTGTATTCCCTGCAAAGTCTAGGACTAGGCAATCAGTCTTTCCTTCTGCAATCCTGCTACCTCTGCCAAGAGTCTGTACATGAAGAACAGGAGATGTAGTTGGCCTTAGTATTGCTATAAGGTCTATCTCTGGGTCATCAAATCCTGTAGTCAATATGTTGACATTCACTACACAGCGATATTTCCCATTTGCAAACCCGTCTAATGCTTTCTTCCTATCAAAGCCAGAGATACTCATTTTGGAGTGGATTGGCGCTGTTGATATGCCATTCCTTATTAGTACCTCTGCTATATGCTCTGCATGGTTTATATCAATGGCAAATATCAGCCATTTCTTTCTGTTCTTTCCTGCAGCCATTATCTCTTTAATGGCCTCATTAGTTATGCTCTGCCTATCAAATTTATCAGATAGCTGCTTCTCATTAAAGTCTCCGCCAACTAACTTAATCCCTGTAGTATCCATTTCTAGCTTAGTGCGCTTTGTAGTTAGCTTACAGAGGAATCCTTCTTCTACAAGCTTGACAAAGTTATCTGAACTGCTCCAGTCATAGCATATATCGTCAAACATAGCTTCGTCAGAATCACCATATATGTATCCTGTCCCCAAGCGGAATGGTGTTGCCGTAAAGCCTATGCAGACATATTTGTCTATTCCATCCAGGAACTTTTGATACATAGTTCCTTCTTTTGTTGATACTAAGTGTGCCTCATCTATTATTATGATTCTAAAATCTTTAAAATTCTCAGGATGTCTATAAACAGACTGAATTCCTGCAACAGTTATATTGCCAACTTCCCTCCTTCTGAGCATTGATGAGTTTAGGGCTATCTTACATCCTAGATAGCTTTCAATTGATTTATGATTCTGTTCAAGTATCTCCTTTACATGAGACAGAACTAATATCTTTGCATCCCATCTATTCACACAGTATTTTATGAAATCTGCTATGCACAGAGTCTTCCCTGACCCTGTAGGCAATGCAACAACAGGATGTTTACCAGGATTGGCCCTAATATATTTTAATATAGCAGGAGTACATCCAACCTGGTAATGCCTGAGTTTAATCACTGAAATATTTCCTCCAAATCATAATCATTACAGCCAAGTTCTTGCTTATTAGCACTTAATGAAAGATTAGTCAGAGAACAAACCCATCTTCCATCTGTTTCTACTACAACATTAATACAAGACCTGCATGTTCTTCTTACTGGTGATTTCTTAAAACATACATTACTTGCAGCACACATCTTACATTCAAACCATGAAGGGCTATTTGATCCAACTCTTGGTAATAACACATCAGCACTTATTATTTCCATTTCTTTCCGCTGTAGTTCCCTGAAATACTCTGGATCAAAAGGGACAAGCTCAATATAGTATTCAGAAGTATCTTTATTGTAAGCCATATACAAAGCTAGAAAGAGCTTTTTGTATCCCATGTATGCAGTCATTTGTGCATAATGACCAGGCTTAGCCACCTTAACTTTATGCTTCCTCATATTCTTGAAGCTACTATCCTTGTGAGTTTTCATCTCAAGTAGCATTCTTGTACTATTCTTAATAGCAATTCCATCTGTGTGCCCACGCCAATGACCAGCAGTGGCAACTATTGGTGCTGTATCCCTATATACTTCATAACCATGCCTTCTAAGATCATCCATCATAACTGGTTCCATAAGATGACCAAAGTTAAACAGGCGCTGCATTCTTTCAGTTATGAGTGATTCATATGCCCAGTAATGATTGTACTGAAGCTTTCTATAGCAAGGCTCACCTATCTCAGACAGCCCAAGGTAATATCTTGGGTTGTTCTTAATAGGAGCTTCATTGAGATCATACTCAATTGTCATTGTTGGTATCAGAGTCATTTGATTCTCCAGATTTAGCAACTACTTCAGAAAGAAGGTTCCAGGTCATTCCCATTACTGTATACAGAGATGCCTTTTGATCAGCAGGATGTCTTTCTATCCAGTCTGTTATTACATCTGCACTATCAGGAGTTGCAAACAACCCCATTTTTACTATTTTAATTTTCTTCATAATGTTCTCCATTATTGCCGTTCTGTCCAATTATGTCAATGCGCTCTTCATCAAATCCTATGTCCATATGTTCACATACCATGTCAAGAATATGTCTCCTTGCTGCGGCAGCATAAGCTCTGTTTGACCTAGTAAAGAATTCAGTCCTGCTTTTATACTTCCTTGCCTCTTCAATAATCATTTTTATGTTCCATTTAAATTGATTATTTGATTTGTAAAACATATGAATACAAACCTCTTCAATCCATCCATTCCTATGAGCACATGTATATGCATTAGGACTATGCTTTTTAAAGTCAGATCTGAAATCATATTTTAATGCCTCCTGCATAACTTTCGCTTTTGTCCAAGAGGTATACTTTCTCATTTACTTTATCTCATGTAATTGTTTTGCAAGATCCTCAACTTGATTCTTTACATAATCAATTGTTTTATATGTATCTGCTTCAAACATATGATAATAATAGTTACCAAGATGAGCAGGAGTTATATCGCCAGCATGAGCACAATCAAATCCAATCCACCATACATCCTTACTTGCAAAAGGATGCTTATGGCAGATACCATGTTCATCTGTAGTGCATTTGCCTGTGAATGTAACTCCTCCGTGTACTCTAAGCTGTTCAAAATCAACCTGCTCATAGAAAGGGTGAACAGGCGGAATCCCTACATAGCCGCACAGCGCTCCGCTTGGGCCGCGCACTATCAAGCAATCCAATTTTGTATTTTCATCAATCCATTGCATTTTATCAGGCTCTCCTTGCCATGCTCCAAGACCCCAGGCTTCTTTGTTTACATGATAACTAGCTTTTATTGTCATTAGCTGCCGCCTTTTCAATTAGTTCTTTTACCAAATCATACAGTGCAGTTTTAGCTGCAATATACTCATCAATTGTTTCAAAATTAAGACCTGATGCTGCATTTTTGAACCTATACAGCTTGTTGGTAAAACTGCGAAGCTTAACATCTTTGTCTATGTCAATTTTTTGCCAGGTTTATCATTGCTTCCAGCTTAGAGATGTTCTTGTGAAGGTACTCTTTTTCTGCACTAAATTCTCGACATCTTTCACATACGTGATTGTTTGTCAATTCTGTTAGTACTGTTTCCAGCTCAGCAATGCGCTTCTTTGCTTGCTCAAGCTCATAGGATATACCATCAAACTGATCAGCCAGAAGTTGGTACCGTTCAATATCAACAGTCAATTGTTTGCTACTCATAAATATTTAAAGGTGCCATTGCTGACACCTTACTCCTTCAGTTATAGCTTAATGATACCACGTGGGAAGAATCTCATAGAATCCATATCAAAGTATTTTTCTGGATACTCCATGCTCCATTTGCGCCCAAATGTTTCAAATGCTATTTCCCTTCCATCCCTGTCTCCATGATCTGCTGTATCTATAAGACAAACACAGTTATGATCAAAGACTTTGTTCCCTATCTCATGGTAGTGGTCTTGACCAAATGTAATGTAATGTCTCATTACTCTTCTCCTTTCCACTGTTGTCGCTTGATTATATCCAGAAACTCAGACCAGGCTGTCTGTACTTCAACATTACAATCACAGTCTCCATGACACTCTTCACCTTTTTTGCAGAGCATGTAACAAAATGGGTTAGCTTGTTCACGGCTTAATCTTTCTGGTAAATCAAATATTCCAGCTGATTTGTTCATTGCTCTTCCTTTCTCTTGTTTGTAATCTCGCCGATCTTAATTTTTCTGCATATTTCTTTTATAAGAGCTTGTAAAAGAAGTGGTTCATTTGTTCTTGTTTGTGCAATTGATGTTCTTCCATCCATATGGTACACAAGAACTTTATCTGCACTTTCAAAGTCAATTGAAACTTCAGAGTCAGGATTGAGGATTAGCTTAGCTGCCCATTCTGCTCGCTTGTACATACTATTTAATTCACTCATTGCTCGTCTCCTTTCCTAAACATTTCAACCCACTGTTCAGGAGTGATGCCAGTCATAATGAATTCACG